CAAGGATTCCGTCGAACTGACCGCGTGGCTTATCAAGGGTGATGCGGCCAGGGTTAACCACAAGAGGAAGTCCTGTACGGTTAGGGATCTGTTCAAGCATTACTGCTGGGAAACCACCATACTCAGGTGTTTCTGATTCCTCGTAGTCTGGTGTTGCACCAAGAACGCACATTTGAATTGCTTCAGGTGAAACATACTCAAGCATTGTGAACTTCTGATCGTTGTCGACCTTGCCCATGCGCAGCTGTTGCACAACCTTTTCACCGTACGTACGGATTAGGAATGAAGCAGTTACCTGATAGGTGAAAATACAGTCGTATGGGACTGGGTCATCAAGATCTTCTACTGGTGCAGCAAACGTGTTGAGCGGGTTACGCACCTGCCACGTAGGGGTTAGCTTACGGAAGTCTGGCTTGATGATTACCGGAGAGTTGGCATACGCAAACAAGTGACGCGCACGACGGCGCATCTTCATTGGCATACGGTTGTTGTCCCAGATAGCAAGCATTGCCTGCTTCTTTTGCTTGGCGTTGTTCTTGCTGCGCTCTGATCCTTCCTTGATTGGAGGGAAGTATGGCGATGGCATTGTGGATGCAACACGCATTGACATCTGCTCAAGTCCTTGAACAAACAGGTTGGCCACAGAACTGCGTGCGTTGCGGTCTAGTTCATTAAGTGGAAGAACAATGTCGCCGTTTGCAAGGTCGCGAATGCGGCGCATCTGCTCTCTTACTGGACCAGCAGCCTTCTTCCTCTGGTTGTAGAGTTCTACAATCTGTTCAGCAGAAAGCATTACTTCTTCTTTGTTACTTTAGCTAGCAGTTCTCGCTCTTGCTTTTTAATAAGTGCCTCGTTGAACTTTGCTTTAAGTGCCGGACGAGCTCTGTCATAGCGACCTTTGCGTGCAAGAGCCCTAACTGCATTCTTCTTTTGAGCCTCTTCAGCAGTCTGTCTTGCTTCTGTTGCGCCCTTCATCCACTTTTCATTTACTCTTTCAAATGATGCACGAACATCTGGTGACATCTGACGCAGACGCTCTTTACCACCAGTCTTTAGGAATTGGTTGTAATCAGCTTGAGTCTCAAATGTCAGTTTGCTTTGTGATCCAGATTTGAATGGTGCTACAGATTTATTAAATGCAGCTTTTGCATTAGCCTTTGGTGCTGTTGTTTTTGGTGCTGTTGTTTTTGGCGCAGACTTCTTTGGCGCAGACTTCTTTGGCGCAGCTTTTTTAGCTGCCGGCTTTGGAGCTGGTGCGGGGGTTACATCGTCAGTCTTCTTTGCTGCACGACGAGCTGTTGAGTATGGCTTTGCACTTTCCATACCAAACTCGCTGAAGTCAACCTTGCTCATGTCGATAGGAGAATCATCCCACGCATCTGCAAAGCGGTTGTTTGGATCCTTCCAGTTGCTGGCATTGATATCTTTTCTTGCCTGTGTCCGTGTGGCCTCAAACCTTTCCTTGCCAACTTCCTTTGCTGTTTTAGCTTTTGGTGCAGCTTTAGGTTTTGGGGTTGCTTTAGGCTTTGCTTTCGCAGCAGGGGTCGACTTTAATGGCTTCACCCCCTTAGGCGGTTTAATTCCTTTTTCTGCCATACGATTTAATTCTGTTTCACGCAACCAACTTGGCATATCAGCAAAATCTTCTGCGTCTAGTGGTCCAGTTTTCATTGGGGGGAATGAAGACTCTGGACCTTGAACAAGCTTGTTTCTTTTTCCACCAACAACATTGGCGTCATCAACCCAGTTTTTGAGGAATGCTGGTGGTTCATCAGCACCCTTAAGGAACGATGGGGTTTGATTTGCAGACCCAACAGACTTTACTCCAGCTTTAGGGGTAGAAGACTTTACGGGTGTTGAAACTTTCATTCGTGGGCCAGCGCTAGCAACTTCATCAAGACTACGAACTACTTGACTCTTCCCACCAGCAGCAATCTTTGATGTCAACTTGCTTGTTGCTGATTTAATCACACCTTGTTTTGCTGGCAGAAGTCCTCTAAGCGGAACAGTCGCGCCCTTTGCGACACCAGCAGTAGCAATAGTAAGAGCAACATCAGCCGTGTTTATTGTTGCTTCAAGCGCTCCTGCTTGACGAAGGTTTGGATTCTTTCCAACTGCCTTACCAACCAGGTTTACTGTTGGGTTTATAAACGTAGCATTGAATGATTCAGCTGTTGATTCAGCAATGTTGTACGCTCCCTTTGCTGCACCAGCAACACCTCTAGCTAGCGGACTCTTTAAGAACTGCATAGGGTTGAATGACTGCTCATCAAACCCCTTTTTGCTTGTAGCCTTTGGTGCTACAGGACGACGAGCCGTGTTCTCTTTGCTTAGGTTGCTATAAACCGTGTTCTTGTAATCAGCAAGATCTTGTGGTTTAACTGAAGGTGTTCCGGATGGTTCCGGAGTAACAGGTGGCTTTGATCCCGAATTCGCTTTAGCTGCAGCAATGCGCTGCAAGTCACCTGGAGTATAGAAACCTTGACGCTGTACACCACCGGTTGCAAACTTCTGACGAAGCTGCTGACGACGTTCTTTGGTAACCTCTACACCTTTTGCCTGCAATTCAGACGCGCGAGTCTGCACGAAGAAACGTTTACGCGCTTCTGCTGGATCTAGGTTTGGGTTAGCTTTGACAAATTGAACACGCTTGGCGGCTAAAGCCTGGTCCTGTTGTGTTTTATTTTTCTTAGAAGATGCCATCTTGTCCTCGTGTTTGCGCTACATCTAAAGTACCACAACCTATATCCAAGACGGTCTCCAAAGTCTAGGTGGTTCTTTGGTCGGACGCAACTGCGGAACATGCAATTCTGCAAACCAATGCGCCATAACCAAGTCGGTGCCATTCTTCTTGTCTCGTGTCCACGAGCACATTTCGTCCACAAACGCAAGGGTCTTCCAGTTGCCACGCATGGTGGGTATTCTTACCTGCCCAGTTCTCCACAAAGGAGGAAGAAGGGCTTCAACACCAAGGTTCTCGTCAAACTTGTTGCGCGCGGTAGTGTGTGGGATTACGTTTACACCGTGTAGTGCTTGCCACTTACGCACAAAGTCATGAGCTAGGAGGAATCTTTGAGCCGCGTTAATTTCTACGACCCAATGGGAAATTGGATAGCCGTATTCCCAGGACCTGTTCTGCCACTCTTCCATGATTCCACCGAACTCCCTACTTCCGGTGTCGTACCCAAGGAGATCCTCGGCTGTAAGTTTGATTCGTTCTACGTCAATGAGGTAACGAAGATTAGTTTCTGGTTGGTATAGCCACCATTGGATAGCCCAGAACATTGTTGGCGATGGGTCGACGCTGGCAATAGAAATGATCGGTGGGGTTAAACCTTCCGGCACCCAACCTGGCTGTCTATCGTTGTCGATACATCCCGGGTAGTCAACTCCGTCTGGACCAAGACCACCAGTTGCCCATACACGGTTGATTAGGTAGTGATCCTCAGCCATGTCCTTTTGCTGGTAGACCACCTCGAACTTGGACGGCGAGCTGTGCTTAACGTATGACAAGTCCTTCCACGAAAGACGGAATGGCTCCAGCAATGGACCATCTGGCCATGCCGGAGCTGTTTGCTTGCGCGAAGCCGGTCCGCTATCTAGTTCTTCGTAATACGCTTTGTAGATGAGGTGGTGGTACTTGTAGGTTTTGACTGGTTCGACTTCTTCCGAGATGTCCGTAACGTCTGTTCCGTCATAGTCATCCACCTCGTACGAGACCTTAGATAAGCAATGAGCATACAAGTCTCCAGGTCCAAGTCTTTGTCCGATAACAGCCAGCATGCCGCCCGGGTCGACGCGGGCCTCGGCCATGGAGTCCCATCGTTCGATAAGTTTGTCACGAGCTACTGATTCCTTTGCGTTCTCTGGTGAGGCTACGTCGTCAAAAAGACACAGGTCAGCACGGTGCCCAATAAACTCAGATTCAATACCGTATGCAGAAACGGTTGGTTCCTTGTTATCCAAGCCGCCAGTACCCAATTGTTCAACTACAAACTCCTCTGCTCGCCATAATGCTCCCACGTGATTAGGGCGGAAGCGCCCATAGTCAACCGAAAGACATGCCTCTGCGTTCAATGCTAGACCACGTGCCACCATTTCGGGATCCGGCTGCAAAGGTTGTGTGCGTTCCAGGGTTTCACGGATACGGCGCGAGTACATCTTTGCCAGAGTCTGGCTGATTGATCCGATCATTACACGGATGGAGCGGTTGCGTACGATACACCAAACAGCCACATCATGGAACAGGGTTGACTTGCCAGCACCAGGAGGACAGTTAAGAACCATAAACTGTTTCTCTGGATGTTCAAGCATGGCAACAATCTTGTATGCAGCATCCACCTGCCACGGTGCAGGAACACGACCAAGGTATACACGACGGAAATAGTCAAAGTCCTCTAGTCCACGCTGCGCACGGTCAGACAAACGACCAGCTGGAATAACTGGTGGCATGGAGACCATCTCAACGCGGTCCTTCTCCACCTTGCCGCGACCACCGCCAGGCTTAGCAAGGGTAAGGTTTTCCATCTCGATGCGAGCTTCAGTCTCTTTGGCTTTGGCCCGCCATTTAACAGCAGCATTATACGAGATGCCAGCAATACGCGCAGCTTCTTTAGTTGAGACACCTGACTGTAAGGATTGCCAAAATAGGGCCCTATCCTCAGGCGAGATCGCCCGTCTACCTTTTGACATTGATTCCTTAAACTACGGTGTTTTGGTTTTTAATTCTCTGGCGTTCAGCTAACTTCTTTGCTTCGCGTTTGTCAAGCATCCTCTGGACTTTGTTTGGTTCAACTTTTACTCCAGCAGCTTTAAGTTCTTTCTTCATCACAGCCGTAAGTTCCTGTACCGACTTTCCTGCAATTGGAGTTTCGGAAACCACCTTGCCGGGCTTGGAGGACCTAATTAACCATTCGTCGTTTGGCTTAATGTTTGGTCTTGGAGTTGGTTTAATTCCATAGTTCTCAAACCTAAACTTTTCCACAGCAGACATTTCTTGTTCTTTGATAACCGGATTCATGTTTGTTGCTTTGGTTGGAACCTTGGCAACATACAACCGTCCAGTCATGTCACGATTCTTGTTTGCGTATGGGTAAGTACCCTCTACTATGGATTCTACCGGAGTTGTTTTTGTGGGCCTCATTGACCATACCTGTGGTCCAAGTTCATCATTCTGCAATGCCGTACGTGGTTCGATGGTTTTCATTCCAGATATTGGTGAGCCGTGCAAAACAACGGTCTCCCCTCTTACGGCATTCCCTATTCTTTGAGCAGTTGAGGTTTTGGCAGCAGCGTTGATAGCTTTACCAGCCGCAGCACCAAGACCAACAGCAGCTCCTGTAATAGCAACGTCGCGAGCTAGGGACTTGGCAAACTTGGCTTGTGCCCCCTCATTCCCGGCAGCCATACCCAGCAGTTGCTTGGTGGTATTGGCATATGGGTTTAGGTAATCGTTGGTCTTTGAGATACCCATGCCCAAAGTGCGCACCCCGGCATCTCCAGGGGTAACAGCTTGTTTATCCCCGGAAGCAAGACGGCCTTGATTAACGGCGTTGTTCAGAAAACTAACAACATCGCTAGCACTAGGGATTGGCAAACCCCAGACGTCCTTGGGCTTCTTTGCCATTACTTATTCTTCTTGGCCTGCTTAACCCTTTTAGGCTGAGTCTTGTAAAGGCGGTTCTCGTAAAGAAAATCTGCAGCGGCATCAAGACGCTTCTGAATGCGTGGAGGGAACGGTTGACCAGGGATTGCATAGTCCATTGCATCAACAAGATCCTGCTGTGCATACTTCATGGCTTCTGCTGTCTTACGATTAGCGTCAGCTTGCATGCCACGGCGTGGTTGCTTCATGCCAATGGAGTCTTTGAACTCACTAAGACTTCCGAAAAAATTTATATTGCGCATGTTGTCAACTGTACACCATGGGTGTAGTATCTATCCCACAACTGGCAAGTAGCACGGACGTACCCCATTCGCTCGGGGCGGGTCAAGAACACGCGGGAACGCGGGTAGACCTCTATGTCATGTAGAGGAGCGGCGTGAGAAACGTAATCTCAAACTTGGTGTCGGCTAAATACTTGGCTACGGCGACCAGCTCTAGAAGGAGCGAACCGTGGGGGGAGCTTACACACATCCCTCAAGCCGCCTCGAAGCGGCCACACACATACACAGGTGGTTTAGTATTTGCTTTGTTATATATCACCGGTAGTTTGTAACACAAATACACACATGTACAGGATGGGTATTACCCCCTAGGGGGGGTGGGGGTGGGCAGGCAGACCCCTAGTTTCCTAGAGACCTACCTGCCCGTTGGGCATTACTTATTGGTATTCAGCACCACTTCATATTTATCGTAGCCCATCTGACCTTTGGCGTGATCGGCTTGGACTTCTCCGAGGTACTCGCCTAGTTGGATTAGTGCTTGGTGACCCTTCCAATTCAGGAGAATCACTATGTCACCTTCTACGGTCTCAACTTCTTGACCGTGCCAGATCTTGGCGCAATAGACAATGTCATTGGTTTTCTTAGAGCCTGATAGGACTCCCCAAGCCCCAATGGCTTTGGTCTGTTGTGGTGTTGCTTGCTTTGCTTTAGTTGCCAATGGCAACTCCTTTCATTAGTTGTCCCTTAGGACTTGTGGCGGACTGCCACGACAACCACGCTACCACCGATCTCAACACTTCGCAACTCGCCGCAATTCCGCTACCAATTCAGCCCTACCCCACTCCGAACGGGGAAGTGGCAAATCCTTTACGCATAACTCATAGTCGTAGCGGTAGCGGTAGCCCTAGTGCCAAGCACTCCGATCAGGGTAAGCACTTAGCACTAGGGTCTAGCCACTTTACCTATTAGCCACGAGTGTAAGCACTATGACTAATACCAATACAGCTAGAGCATTACTCATCTAATCCTCTATACCGTTCTCCCTTCCCCATTGTGGCTGGACATCTTGACATCGTAACCGTGGTACTCAAGCGTTAGCCATATCTCGTCTAACACTTCTCCATCGGTCTTGTCCTCACCGTCTTGGTTCAGCAAGCCAATGATCAACCCGATTACCTCTCGGCTAGTAAGGCTAAGCCTCATCGTCATCATCACCGAAAGAGTTGCGGACTTGACGCTGTACCTTCTCGCTAATGGCTTCTAGCAAGGTCTCGTAAGCCTTTGGGCTATCTTGCTTCATCTCCATTGGCATAGCCAAGTACTTGTAAGTGCCTCGCACTAGATCAAACTCGTACTTCTCATCAAAGTCTGAAGGCTCAGGGTAAACGATCTTACCGTCAGCGTCACGCTTGTTACCCCAATACTTGGTGATCGTATCGCCAGTAGCAAGGGTCTTGATGTACGTGATCGCATTGGGCAAAGCCATTACGTGAAGTGTTACTCCGTTGCGCTTGACCCTAGAGACCAACGAGGTTGGCTCAAACCAAGCACTAAGAAGCATTGCTGTTTCGGTATCGTGAAGCATATCTATAAAGTTGTCAGGCTCTAGGCTACCGATAATGGGCTTGACCCTCATACATTGGGCTTCAGGATCGTCAAGACCCTCTAGGAATTGGGACTTGACCGAAGGGCGCATACCTGCTTTGGCTTCGGCTATCTCCTCTTCATCATCTACCTTCTGAATACCCAAGAGAATTGTCTCTAGGTCGTTGGGTAGATCAGCGTCAAAGGCTTTACACATCTCGCTAAAGACGTGCTTAGCCTCTTGTTCTGCCTTGTCTAGATAGTCACTACCAGCATTGTTGATAATGCCCTCTAGTTCTGCCATTAGGTCTTTCTCGTTGTTATCCATTGGCTTATGCCTTTCCTTGTAGTTGAGTAAGTTTCTTTATTGCTGTTCTGATATCAGGCTGAACGATAATGCCGTGACGCTTGACAAGAGCCTTGCACTCATTGACCAATGCGTCATTGCTGTAATCGCCTTTGCCAGTAACGCCATAGTCAGTAACCCAAACGATAGGTTGCTTGGTTGTATCCCTAAGCGTAAGGGCATATCGCAACGCTGGTGCGTCACAGCCATTACCCCCAGGGAAGTTAGGCAAACGCCGTACTTGTCTGTTCTTACGAGCAACGATCCAAGCGTTAGGGTTGTTCTCGTCTGCTCTACTGCCCGTTGAGTAGCAAAGCACAGTAGCCCCTGCTGTGTTGTCCATAAGTTGCTGAAGGTCACGCTCACTAAGAGACATAGACCCTGAACAGTCCATAACAACAACAGCACCAAGAGACTTGGTCTTGCGACTGTATATCCTGCGCTCAGGGTCAGTAACCCAACGAGTTAGATACCTAGGCACAGAGCCTTCGTCGCAAGCGATCTCTCGCCTACCGAGTTTGCCCGTATGGTTTAGAGGCAAGTCAGGCTTAGAGACAAAGAGTGGAAACCACCCATCGCCTTCGGCTACTTGGGCTTTACCCCTACCTGCTTCACCGTCTCGCTTCTCCCCTTTGCGCTCTGCCTTCTGCGCTTCAGAGAACTCGCTAGCACCGTCATTGGATTTGTGATCTAGGTAAGAAGCCAAGTACTTATAGCACCTCTTACCTTCTTTCCTGCGGTATGGGGCAGATGAGTTGATGTCTTTGATGTAATTCCAACGCCAACCAGTTATGAAGTGGCTAATCACATCATCTTTGACACCACGCATATAGATCATTTGCTCTGGGTTGGTAATGCCATTGAGTATTTGCTGATAGACACCAGTATCTATGAAAGAGAAAGCCTTCATAAATACTTCGGGCTTGGGGTTTGGCTCATTGAGCAACGAGATCAACACATCAGGGTTGATAGTGCCGTTAGTCGGATCATCACCAAAGGCTTCTGCGAAAGCCTTAGCCGTAATGATATTTGTCGTTGCGTCTAATGCGCTATCGCTCACACCCCAACGCTTTGCTAGAGCCTTGGCTTTAGGAAGCTGAAAGCGAGTAAGCGTTAGAGCAAAGCGCCTAAGCCTACGACTTACATCACCTTCACCAGTAGGGGCAGAGTATGTGTGAGCCTTAGTCGCTGAGCCAAAGGTGACTGATACCCCTGAGATATCCATAGGCAAAGAGCCTGACTGATATCGGTTATGGGGTAAATCAGGTCTCTGGCGCAACGCTTCAGGGACAAGTGTGTGCTGGTTGTTAGTCATTGCCATCACCTACCAAGAAGTCCCAAGGCTTAGCACTAGGTACTCTGTTTGTTGCTTCCATCAAAGCGTCAGCCAATGCGCCTAAAGCCTTTCCCTCATCGGTGATAACACGATCAGGCTCATCGCTAAAGCGTAAGACACTAGCCATACTGTCCTTGTCAGCAAGAACCACAAGGCGTACACGCCTACGGTCTTTATGCTGTGATGGCGGTAGGTCATTGTCCTCATCATCATCTGAGATAGGTGAAGCCCAACCCGTAGTGGCTACTGCGATATGGCTGTAAACCGTGAGGTAGTCAGGAATACACCCATCCTCAAGAAGTTCATAGACATCACCGTTCTTATCGCAAAGAACGATAAGCCCTTCACCATCAACGCCATAAAGGCAAGCCTTGTCCATATCAAAGCCAAGCTTCTTGTAGTCGTTGAGGTTTTGCTCAACGCTCTTAGCAAGTTCTAGGGTCGTAGTCATTACGCACCTACCTTTGCGAGAGCAATGGTGTCTACAAGTGTTTCTTGGATACGAGGCAAGCACACTTGGGCAGAGTGCTGAAGGTTATTCGTCTTGCCGTAAAGGTCAGCGAACTCTACGAAGTTACGCAACGAGTAACGATCCTTGCCAGTACGACTACCAAACGAAAGCGCAATGTCTCGTAGGTATTCAGGCAACGACTTGATGCCGTCAGGGTGTGGCTGGTTGATCTCTAACTGAACTACCAAGCGATCTTGGATAGCACGAGTAAGATCCTCAGGCTCACCGTTCATAGTGGCAACGACTGAGAAGTCCTTGTGTGGCTTGACGATCTCACCAGTCTCTGGGTTTTGCCAAGAGGAACTATGGCTAGTGTCGATCATTGCCATAAGAACGCTAGTCACAGCGCTGTTAGCGTGGTTGATCTCGTCAATGACCAAACGACCACCAGTTCTCCAAGCCTGTACTGCTACACCCTCTTGGAACTTGTGCGTCAATTGACCGTTGTCGCTAAGTGTTGGCTTCCACATACCTAAGATGTGGCTTTCAGTCATCTCGTCGTTGCAGATGAGACGGTAAGAAGGCTTGCCGTTGAGGTGGTAATTCATTGCGTAGAATGTCTTACCAGTTCCTGGCGCACCATAGAACAGAACTCTCCCAAGCCCATTGGCTAGAGCAAAGTCTGCTTGTTCCCATTGACCCAATGGATCAAGTGGGGTAAACGCATTAGTGATTTCTTCCATTTGATTTATTCTCCCTTGTTGTATTGGTTTTGGTAAATGGTCACAAGGGGTGCTTATGACCCGTGAACACCTAAGGTCAGGGGGTTGCGGATATGGGATACCAACCCTAGGTGCTCACGGATTACAAGCAATAAGAGACATACTCACTAACTCAACTTGGGTATGTCAGCCAAGTAGTCCGAGAGTGTTAGTGGACTCTCATCTACTGGGGTAGAAAGGGGTAAGACCCAGTAGAGATTTAGATAATCGCGAGGGATCGGCTCGCAATTCCACGCTACCACCGACCCGCCGATCTCGCAACTTCGCCGCCCGACCCACCCCACCCCACCCCGACGACGGGGGAGGGCGGTTTCCTACACGACTACTTCGGTAGTGGTAGCGGTAGCGGTAGGTCTACCAGATTTCACTCATCTCTTTAGCTCTGTACTGTGCGTAGTCTTTGCTACGTTCAACAGCTTCTTCCGGTAACAGATCAGCAACACCAATAGCTATGTCTGTTATCAACGGCCGGATGTGTGGTGCTGCAAGTAATGCAAGCGTAAGTATTTCTGTAAGTAGATTCTCTACCTGATCTTTGTCAGTCTCTGTAAGAGCGACCATGTTTCTTCTCCTTCTCATTGCTTACCATCTCTATTGCTACAGATGAATGTTTGTTCTTGTTGAAGCATATCGGGGAACCCTTTGGTTCAATGTATGTAGTGAGAGTCATCTCACAGATAGGACATTTCCATTGTCTCTGCGTCATAAGCTTCGATCTCCTCCTTCTTGCATGAGCATTGCAGTACTGCTGTGTACATGTGGTTCATCTCTTCTGTTTGGTATGGCTCACGCACCATGATCCATGTCTCATCTTCTTTGGAGTAGTCACGCTTAAGGCGCATGCCTGTGTCCCACCCTGTACCTTCACACTTGTTACAGTACCTTGAGTGTTCTTTGACCGGAGCTAGACCACGCAATACTTCCTTGACTCGGTTGAGTGACGGGAATCCCTTGTCTTTCTCTAGTATTGACAGGCATTTCCTGCCGTCCTCTATCGATGCGCGCAGCAAGAACTCATCGGCACCCCATGCTCGCTTGACTGTGTTGCGTGCGACGTTGTCCTTTGGGAACACACCGCACAAACGATCAATGAATAGATCTATGTTTTCTGGCTTCATTAGCTTTCTCCCTTAGCTGTCTGTGTATCTCTGTGTCAATTGCTTCGAGCGTATCGTGTAGTGCTTGCTCTTCTGTTCTACCAACATACACACGTCGTAGAAACTTTGATGCATTAAGCAGCGCATGTGTGTTGATCATCGCTTTGCCCTTCTTAGTTCTGCTTTGTAAGTCTTTCGTTGGCGTGCACTCATGCCACCCCACACACCATAGGTGAACGAGTTGTCTAACGCAAATTCCAAACAGTCATCCTTGACTGAGCATGTAGCACATACAGCTTTTGCTTTGTTGACAGTACCGTCGGCATCGCCCTTCTCCGGAAAGAACATCTCTGTCATGCCTTTGCATGCAGCCTTGTCTGTCCACTCAAACTTTTTGTTTACTAGCTTCCACTCGTCGAGTATCTCAGCCATAAGTTCCCTTCGTTTCTGACTTGTCATCTGTCCTCAGTTCGTGAACCAGGGACTCCATCCAGCTACATCGAACAGGAGTCGCCCAGCTTTTAAGTTTGTTAGTGGGTCAAGTAGTTTATCCTGATCGCATACCTTCATCTGCTTGCAGACTAGGCCGTGATACTGAGCATGGTCTTGCTTCCAGTGAACGCCATTGATCTGCATCAGACCGGTGTCAGACCTGTGGTTCCACTCAGCTACTCCGGTGATGTTGCAGTTCTTGTCCACTATGTCCCCACCTCTACGGTTGGGGCACCCACCAGACTCCCTCAAGATTATGTGACCCAGTCTCTTGAGCTGATGCTCCTTCCACCCAGCGGCCAAGGCTAGATCCCTCAACCATGAGATATCCCCATGTCGGAATTGGATCGGGGTCGTCAATGACCTCACATCCGCACGTTCCCCGACAGGTGCAGGTGAGTTCAGGTACTCCGGTGCTCCAGCTGCTTTCGCTTCCGCTGTCATAGCTCCGAGTAATAAGAGTGGTGCAATGCAGCACCGAGTAATTCTCTTCATCGTTCCCTCCCATTATAGTTTCCTTCTCTAACCCTTATGGAATAAGGCTTACAACTTCTGTGAATTCTGTTAGTGTCATGAGCACCACGCCCTCGGTCGTACCGTCAGGCATGGCCACCATTACAAACGGACGATTATCGCCCAGCGATTTAGCCGTGTCACTTTGGGCTTTAGCATCCCTGAACCTCGTCCAAATCGGACCAACCTGAGCGCCTGCCTTGATCTCGCAACGAAAAGCACCACCCCAGTTCTCCTCGTGACGGGTAAGGTGACCGCCCAACCCAAGTTTCTTACGGGCTCGACGCGCCTTCGAATCGCCTTTAGTGCGGTTCCTCTTACCCCTAGCTGCAGGGTCACCACAGTTTCTAATCCGACGCGCACCGTCACGACCCGGTCGTCCGAGCGTCCCGAATAGGGGGCATCCCACAGAGTTGCACTTGTCTTTGTTGCCTTCACAGTATCCTTTCCTTTCATCTGTCATAGCTGTTCCTCCATACCGAAGGACTGTGGTTGTCCTCAACCTTCAGCTTGTGTTCGTTGCTTTCGTATAACCGGATTACATGCATGCAATGATCGTCTAGTTCTTCCTCTTCAAGTGAGCAAGGTAATCCGTCATGCGTGTAACAAACGGGAGGGCCAGCCCAGCCATTGTCCAGGCCGACCCTCATCCATTCGTCGAATGTCATTTGAACTTGGTGATAAGTATTGATGCTTCGCCCTTGGTCAAGGTGTCAAAGCTATCCAACTCACGACCGATGGTTGCACCACACAGATCCAATACTTCCTGACCCTTGATGCCCTGACCTGACAGGATTGCACGGATCATGTTGACCTGCTTCTCTGTTGCTAAGTCACCTGGGTTCTTGATAACTGGTGCTGGCTTGTCAACCTTCTCTGCACCAAAGGTATCCATGAGTCCATTGATGATCTCATCTGTTGAACGATTGTCAACTGGCTTTGATGGTGCAGGTGTAGAACCCATGCGCTGTACCTTCTCCATCTCCTCACGACTAGGGCGTGAACCCTTGGCTGCGTAGCCACAGTTGGCCAGTCCGCGCCCAATTGCGCTGGTCTCTGCGTTCTCGGCATGACTTGTCCGGTTGACCGGCGATGCACCACGAAGTTCTTCTGCGTATCCGGTTGCTACAGGACGATCGTCTTCACGGTTGAAGTAGATCTCTGCACGCACAAGAATACGGTTGTCGTCGTAGTAGTGAACAGACGTAAGGATTCTTCCATCCTGATGTTCGTTCCAAAACTTAACGAGTCGATCTTCTACGGTCTCGTAGTTATCTAGGTTGAATGATGCCATTGTTATTTCCTTCCTTTGGTTTTCATGACACGAAACTTCGTGTCTTTCTTGTACAACTTTGCCAACTCCGGACGCTCTCTGTCAAGTCGCGCCGTGTCCAAGGATGTACGCTTCTGTTCTTTCCAGGTGATCACGACCTCCCCGTCGATCACACCTTCTTCTGCTTCTTGCAGTAGCTTCCCAAGTTCCGCCTTGAGAATACTTTCTCTTTCTTCCAGCGCCTTGATACCTTGCTTCACCTTATCCAAGTCAGCGATCATTAGTGATGCCTCACTTGGAAGTTCCACCTGCATCGGTAGTGACTTGGCATACAGTTCGCTCATGTTTTCGTACGACATGATTGCCGTATCAGGAACATCACCTAGGTCAATCGCCTCAAGAAACTTTGCAACTGCCTCGATATGTACCTGGCGCTCGTCAGACGAAACGGTTTGCTTATAGCGGTGGATAACCATGTCGCTGTCAAAGACACGCCATTCAATGTCGCGCATCCCTGAACAGATGGACTGCTGCACTCCCTGCCAGTACCAATGTGGTGGGAGTTTGCCGTCCCACTTCTTGTTAATCGTCTTGATTTCAAATGGTGTTCCTGTTCCGTCTTGTGCGTCAAGGGTAGCGACCATGCGGGCACGACCATCGTCGTAGCAATACAGCTCATTGGGTGTGAACAACTCAATACGTTCTTCGTCTGCAACCCATTCAATGATCATTGGTTCCATGCGGTTGCCACGCTCCATTGCTTGGGTCGGTGGCTTTGGCATTGGTGGTTCACTTGCCAACAGTTCGGTAGCAAGATCGCCGGGTGTCATGTACTTATGCTCACCATGTACTGCTGCTGCGGTAGAAGCGGCAATGCGCTTGCGACCCTTGTCATCTTGCCAGCGAGCAAGCAACCATTCTTGGCTGCCGTGAGTTGGCTTTGTAATTTGATATCTGTTCTCTTCCATGTTCCCTCCTTGTGGGTGGGATCACGCTACTGGGTTGATCGAGTTATGACAACCCCTGCTTCGAAGTCAACCTGCACACACTTAAAATCAACAATCATCTTGACCGGGATGTGGAGAACATGGTCAACGTCACCATCTGGGGTGATCGACTGGAACACGGTGATGTGGTCTGGCTTGCCACCTTCTGATTCAGCCAGAAGAAATCCAGACGTTCTTACAATGCACGGCTCCGGATCTATCTCCGTTGGTTGCGTCCATGTAGTGGTGCCGGAGTGCGCGTCTTTCCATGTCACGTATATATAGGTGAGTGGCTCATTCATCGGCGTCGTCCAGTTTCTCCCCACATACAGGGGGGCGGGGGATGACCCCGTCATATACGCACGCGCACACGCGCGGGTTTACAACCAACATGTATATTCTCCAGTTACTCGGCCCTTGTCAGGATCGATGAAGTGCAAGCGCTGTGATGGTTTACCAACTGCACCTACATACGCACGCGCATACTCGTTGTGTGACTCTGGTGATCCGGATACAAAGATACGCCCGGCATTAGCCATGGTCAATGTTGTCGGGGTATGGAAGTGTCCGACATAACAGTCAGCGAATGGTTCAACTACACCAGTAGACCATGAACTCACCTTGCGGAGTATGCCCCCGTATGATCCGATCTCGTCGCCATGCACAAGCAATGCTCTGTACTTACCGATCTCAACTATCTGATACCAGTCCAATGACTGTTGCCATGTCACGTTCTTCAAGTCTTTGGTTCTGTCACTCGTTATCTTGTATGCAACACGGTCAATGTTGTCCCCGTTTGGCATGTCGCCTTTGCGACCAATCCGTCCGTGGTTACCGTATTCACACACAATGGACACCTTCTCAAAGTATGCAGAGAATGTGCGAACCATCTGCTCCATGATCCGAGACACCTCGAACAACTGCTCGAATAAGTGCGCTTCGATTTCATATGCTTGGCCCGGGAAGATTGATACGCCTTCGACCATGTCGCCACCGAACATGAGCACACATTCTTTTACTGGGTGATGTGCTCGCTGTATCTCTGTTAGTTCAATGACCTTTTGTGCAAACGTTTCGATTCTCTTGGAGAGAGTTTCGATGTCGTATGACTGTGTCTTCTTCCCACATTGCCAATCGGTTGCATGAACAAGAGCTACTTCTGGTTTTGTTTTGCGAACATCTTTCTTTGGTAGCGTCGGTGTCGTGCGTGCATTGCCCGTAGCGAGAGACGCATCCTTAGCAGCACGATATACCGCATCAATAACACCTTGGGATTTGATCCTTGATCTTGACTCTGAGAGCTGGCTTGTTTTAAGAGCGCGCCTAAGTTCTGCGATTTCATTCTGCAACTCTACAGTCTGCTGGAACTTACTGCTCACTTCTGCCTCCATCTTTGGATGCTCATAACAGATACTTCAACACCAAGATCCTTGAGTGCCCGACAGATTGCTGCTGCTGTGATTCCAGGGTTCTTCATTGCCTCTAAGAAATCGTTGTATGATTCCTCATCAAGAGCATTTTTAATTTTGTCTTGAGCTGGAACATTCCGTTTAGTTGATAGTACTTCTGTG